GGAAACTCAAAGCAAAAAAGGAGAAACTCCTTCATAACGCACAACTGAATATGGCGAAGCAACCACAAGTTGCTTGATATAAAGGAGGGTTGATCCCCTCCTTTTTTTATGCTAAAATACCCACAGAGAATAGCACTTTATGGACAGAGACAAACTAAAACTCATTGTTCGTAATCTAGAACTCTTGGTTGATTCTTTGAAAGCAGAAGTTTATTCTGATGTATCTGCATATTCTTATACAAATCCAGAGGTAAGAAAAAGACCAATTTTAGATTACGACGAAATTTTTGAGGATTCTGATTTAGATGACTAGTAGAGCAAGAGAATTGGTAAAGTTGCTTGAAAGAATGGCAAAACAGGAGCACTTATATTCTCCTGAAAAATTAATTGAAATGAAAAAACAATTGCGAGTACTGAAACAGGAACTTGCAGAACTAGAAAAGAAAACATCAAAAGGATTTGGTAAATGACTGTAAAACTTATCAGCGTGACTCCCGATGCAGAACAAACAATGGCATATATTGCTAGAGTTTCTAATCCAGCGAATCAAGATTCTGAAAACTATGCGGGTTTGCTACGTTATTGTATTAAGCACAATCATTGGTCTGTTTTTGAGCAGAGCACTATGAGTCTTGAGATTGAAACAACTCGTGGAATTGCAGCACAAATTTTGCGTCACCGTAGTTTCACGTTTCAAGAGTTTTCGCAGCGTTACGCAGATAGTTCTTTGTTGAGTGATTATATTCCTGTTCCTGACCTTCGCCGTCAGGACACCAAGAATCGTCAGAACTCGATTGATGATATTCCAGAATATGAAAAACTGACTCTTCAGAGCAAGATTCAAGACCATTTTGCACACTCTATGCGCCTCTACAAGGAACTTCTTGATCATGGTGTTGCCAAGGAGTGTGCAAGGTTTGTCCTGCCTCTGGCGACTCCTACGCGCATTTACATGACGGGTTCTTGTCGTAGTTGGATTCACTACATCAATCTTCGTTCTGCTCACGGAACTCAAAAAGAGCATATGGATATTGCCTTGGAATGTAAGAAGGTGTTTTCCGAACAATTCCCAACAGTTGCAGAAGCTCTTGAATGGGTCTAAATAAATTATCTTGATTTTATAACAATGCCAACGTACCCCGTAGTGAATACAAAAACTGGTGAACAGAAAGAAGTGGAAATGAGTATCCACGACTGGGACCAGTGGAAAAAAGATAACCCAGATTGGACTCGTGATTGGTCTGATCCTTCTACTTGCCCTTCTCCTGGAGAAGTTGGTGAGTGGAGAAATAAACTCATCAATCGCAATCCTGGATGGAATGATGTATTAGAAAAAGCCAGCAAGGCACCTGGTTCAACTGTAAAGAAACTCTAATGGCAAGAAGAAAAAGAACGAATGATCAACCTATCGGAGTTGGTTTAACTGCGAAGCAAATGAAGAGGAGAAAACCTCTGAGTTCTGAATATTTGGTAGATATTGATCCTCTTACCGATAATCAAAAAAGATTATTTGAATCTTATGCAGCAGGAAAACATCTAATTGCTTATGGGTGTGCTGGAACAGGTAAAACATTCATCACTCTATATAACGCTCTCTGTGATGTTTTAGATGAAAGAACTCCTTATGAGAGAATTTATCTTGTTCGTTCACTTGTGGCAACTCGTGAGATTGGATTTCTACCTGGATCTCATGAAGATAAGGCAGACATTTACCAGATTCCTTATAAGAATATGGTGAAGTATATGTTCCAGATGCCTTCTGATGCTGACTTTGAAATGCTTTATGGAAATCTAAAGTCACAGGAAACTATTAAGTTCTGGTCCACTTCTTTTCTTCGTGGAACCACGCTTGATAATGCTATTATTATTGTTGATGAGTTTCAGAATCTAAACTTCCACGAACTAGATTCTATTATTACTCGTGTTGGTGAGAATACCAAGATTTGTTTCTGTGGTGATGCTTCTCAATCAGACTTACAGAAAACAAATGAGCGTAATGGTATTGTAGATTTTATGTCAGTATTGCGTAAAATGCCATCATTTGATATAATTGAATTTGGTGTAGACGATATTGTTCGTTCTGGACTTGTTAAAGAATACATTATTGCGAAAATGGATGCTGGTTTTTGATGTTTAATCATATTGATATTGAACTCCCCCAGTTGGAGCGTGAAACAATTGATGATGTAAGATATTATTCTGTGCCTGATGAAGAAGAACTACTTAAACTAGTTTCTATTACTTCCATTACGAGTCATTTTAATCGTGAAATCTTTGTCAATTGGCGTAAAAAGGTCGGTGAGGAGGAAGCTGATAAGGTTACTAAGGCGGCGACTTCTCGCGGCACGGATATGCATTCTCTTACGGAGCACTACCTTAAGAATCAAGATTTGCCGTCTGTTGCGCCGATTGCGGATTTTCTTTTTAAGATTGCGAAAACGGAGATAAATCGCATAAATAATATTTACGCCCTTGAAGGGTCCCTATATAGTAAGCAACTAGGTATTGCTGGGACAGTTGATTGTATTGCCGAATATGACGGCGAGTTAGCGATAATCGACTTTAAGACTTCTAAAAAACCAAAACCACGCGAGTGGATCGAACATTATTTTGTTCAGTGTATGGCATATGGTTGTATGCTTTACGAACTGACTGGTATTTCAGTCAAAAAACTTGTAATCATCATGGCTTGTGAAAATGGAGAATGCGTCGTTTATGAAGAAAGAGACAAAACAAAATACATCAAACTTCTCACAGAATACATTAGAAAGTTTGTTAGAGATAAACTGGAACTCTATGGAACCAAATAAAGAATTAGAACAAGCAATAGAAAGTAAGTTTTTAACTCCTTCAAAATTTGCCCTTGAGATTGAAAAAATTGTAGCTGAAGAAAACTTCAACTATATTGATGCAATCGTCCACTATTGCGAATCCAATAGTCTTGAGGTAGAATCGGTGGTGAAACTCATTTCAAAACCTTTGAAAGAGAAACTAAAGTGGGACGCAACTCGTCTTAACTTTATGAAGAAAACCTCCCGTGCTCGTTTGCCTCTATAATTGTAATAAATAGTAGTGCTTTTGTTTGTGGTTATTCAAAAGCAAAGAGTGGGAGCAGAAATGCTCCTTTTCTTGTATAAATAGTATTACCACAAACAAAAAGCAGATGGAATACTATACTTACGCATATTTGCGTGAAGACAGAACACCTTATTATATTGGTAAGGGTGAAAAAAATAGAATTTTTAATAAAAGTAAAGGTGAAATAAAACCACCAAAATACAAATCAAGAATTATATTTCTCAAACAAAATCTAACAGAAGAAGAGGCATTTAGACATGAAAAGTATATGATTGCTGTCTTCGGTAGAAAGGATTTGAAAACTGGAATATTGAGAAATAAAACTAATGGTGGTGATGGTGTATCTGGATATAAGCATACTGAAGAAACAAAAATTTTAATAAGTAAATCTCATAAAGGAAAAAAATTATCAGAAGAGCACAAGAAAAGAGTTGGAGATTCTTTACGTGGAAAAAAAGGAAAACCTTTATCTGATGAAGCAAAGAAAAAATTAAGTTTATCTCTTAAGGGCAGGAAAGTATGGAATAAAGGAAAAACTTTAAGTGAAACTCATAAACAAAAGATAAGTGAGTCAAGTAAAGGAAGACAAACTCCTTGGCTAGTTGGTGTTAATAAATGTTGGATTACTAATGGAGAAATAGAAAAATTTATTCCTGTTGATGGAGATATTCCAATAGGTTATGCTATGGGTAGGAAAAATAAAAATAAAGAGAGTAATATAGAAAAACGAAAAACTTATATGAAAGAATATTATCAGAAAAATAAAGATAAGTGGGATAAGAAAAAATTTAAAAAGACAGATTGATTCCGTTCTTGAATTATGCTATAATACATAGAGTTATAATATAGCACTTTGAAGGTGACGCCCTATCAAGTTTATTGTGAATACCTTGCTCTAAAATCACATTTTAGTAATGAGAAGTATGATTACTTCAAATACAATAAAAAAGTTCGTGCTTCTTTAACTAGCTTTAACCGTCGTGCCGATAAATACTGGTTTGAGAAAACAAGTAGAAAATTCAAAGACGAAGAAATTATTGATTTTTTAGTGTCTAATTTTGTTCAATCTGAAAGTAACTCTGCGATATGGATTGGTTCTTTAATAACCGAAGGGGAAAAAGTTTATTCGGATTGGAAAAAGAGGCAACAGAGTTTGACCTACTTGTTCAAAGAACAATCAACGGAATTGTTCTCCGAGAACGAATTAGAAACTGTGTTCAATTGTTCCAAAGGACATCCAATGGTTCTCAAAAGATTTCTAAGCGGGAAATTATCGCCAGAAACATTCGTAATTTACGACAAAATATTTTCAATCGTAAAAGATTTTGATAAGAAACTTCTTGACCCTGTGTGGGAAACCGTCAGCTTAAAAATTAAAAAATATTCTCCATTTCTAAATACAGATGTGTTTCAATTCAAGAAGATTTTAAGGGAAATCATAGATGAGTAGCTTTTTTGACTCCGATATTATTCAAGAAGAACTGAAAGAAATTAATAAGTTGCAAGAAGAGATTTACGGAAGTATTCTCACCTTTGGTGGTATGTCCCGTGAGACCAAACTGGAACACATTGAGAAACTTGAGCTCTTGCTAGAAAAGCAGAGAGTGATGTATACTAGGTTGTCCCTTTCAGACGACCCCGAAGCGGTTGAAATGAAAGAGAACCTTCGCAAATCAGTGGCACTGATGGGTTTCCCACCAGAGACTGATATGAATATATTATTCAGTAGTATGAACAAAACCATTGAGTCCCTCAAGCAATTCATTGACCATTGAGGCAATTTCTGTTATACTATCCGAGTAATCCCCCGAATCCAAACTATCCGAGGTAATCCAAATGTCTTTTGCTGACCTTAAGAAGCAATCTAAACTTGGCAATCTTACTGCCAAACTGGTTAAAGAAGTTGAAAAAATGAATACAAGCAGCGGTTCTTCTGATGACCGTCTGTGGAAACTGGATGTAGATAAGAGCGGCAATGGTTATGCCGTGATCCGTTTCCTTCCTGCTCCGAACGGTGAGGACCTTCCGTTCGTGAAACTCTACAGTCACGCATTCCAAGGTCCTGGTGGTTGGTATATTGAGAACTCTCTGACTACTCTGGGTCAGAAGGATCCTGTGTCGGAACTGAACTCCGAACTCTGGAACAACGGCACTGATGCTGGTAAAGAACTGGCACGTAAGCAGAAGCGTAAACTGACTTATATCTCCAACATTTACGTTGTGAAGGACCCTGCCAACCCCGCCAACGAAGGTAAAGTCTTCCTGTATAAGTTTGGTAAGAAGATCTTTGACAAACTGACTGCTGCAATGCAACCCGAGTTTGAGGATGAAGAAGCAATCGATCCGTTTGACTTCTGGCAAGGTGCCAACTTCAAACTGAAGGCAAAGAACGTTGCTGGTTATCGTAACTATGACTCCAGTGAGTTTGCTGCTCAAAGTGCTCTGCTGGACGATGACGATGCAATGGAAGCGATCTGGAAGAAGCAGTATTCGCTTGCTGAACTCGTCGCTGCTGACCAGTTCAAGACCTACGATGAACTGAAGAAGCGCCTTGACTATGTGCTTGGCACCAAAGGCACTCCTCGCTACCAGGATCCTGAAGATCTGGATGAGGACAACACCCGTGGTCCTGTAAAGGAACTGGATGATGATCTTCGCAGTGAACTCAACAATCTTCAACCGACCCGCCGTGCTGCTGCGGTTGAGGAAGATGAGGATGATGATGCTCTGTCCTACTTTGCCCGTCTTGCCGAAGAGTGAAGTCTGATTACACCATTGATCGTGTAAGTAAGTCCGAAGCCGCAGAATTGCTTCTGCGGTTTCATTATCTTAAGGACTTTTCGAAAACTTTTAAATCTGGGTATAATTATGGTCTTTATAAGAATAATGACTTTTGCCCATTGAATATTGGTGGTATTCGGGGAGTCTGTATTTTTACTGGACTCCCTGTACCTGAAATTGCTCAAGGTGCTTTTGGACTAGAACGAAATGAACAACAAGGACTCTTTGAACTCTCAAGACTTTGCATCGAACCTAACACGCAGTCATGCGAATATAACATCACTTCTTGGTTTGTGTCACGAGCGATTAGACAACTTCGGAAAGATACTGAAGTTAAAGCAATCATTTCTTATGCTGATTCAGATTACCATTCTGGTACAATTTATCGTGCTTGTAATTTTAAATATGCAGGTCTCACAGACCCTAAAAAAGATTTCTATTATTCAGATGGAACTAAACACTCTCGTGGAAAAGTAAAAGGTGCTGCAGGAGAATGGAAAGACCGCTCCCGCAAGCACCGATATGTGATGATTTTTGATAAGAATCTAGAACTCTTATGGCGCTAATGCACTAGTGTTTTCTGTTTTAATCAGTTTATCATTTACATATTGTGATGATTTGTCATAGGTCATTGCCTTTCTTGTATCATTCAACACTTGCTGTAAATAAATTGGTTTGAGGACGTATATTCCTCTTTTTTCATTATTTTTAAGAACTTCATACTCATAGTTAGAAACCCCAATAACTGGATTTGCAATGTTAATGATATTTGTTCCTAAAGTTGACTCATTTGTATAAAGACTTCCATTATCATAATATGAAATTTTAAAGTCTTCATCTACAATCCGTCCTGCTGGAAGAATTAAACGATTCTGAGAATCTTTGACTTCTGTTGTTTCATAATGGTGTACTGCATTGATTTTATCTCCATAAACTTCTTCGGAGTAATCATAAACTTGTTTGTCAGAAAGTGGCCACTGATCTCTAATTCTAGTAATACCTGCGGATACTAGAACTACCCAATCATATTGAACACTTCCATAAAGTTCTTCTGCAACAAGTTCTGGTCTAGAACCATCTGGAATTTGATATTTGTCAAAAACAGTAAACATATTTTGCAAATCATCACGAAGTTTAACTCTACGGAAAAGATTTTTAGCTACGAGATATTGATCGGATGATTTTACATCTGATAAAAATGATTGATACTCTATATTTGGAAGTTCTCTAAAGTAAGTCATTAGTATCCAACTCCTCCTAAACCATCTGTTTTGTCGTAGTCTGTATCATAAATTGGTGTAAGTTCTTGGAATGATAATCCTAATTGCATATGAACTGGTGTTCCATCAGCATATGTTGCATAGGTATTAGATCCATTAAATGTAAAACTTAAATCTGTAAGAGCACAAATTTTAAATCTGTTTAAATATGGGTGAGCTTTTGCACCACTCATATATTCAATCTTAAAAACATTTGGTGCCTTTAGAAATAAACCTGCAGCAGCTCCGCTACTTGCTCCTTTCTTTGCAGACATTTGTTTTTTAAAGAAACGAACTATTTTTTTAATTTGTTCTCCTTCTTGTTGAGATCTTGGTGTCATTTCAAATGCAAATTGGAATGCTCCACGCATTTTTACACCTCTAAACAAGAGTTCGGTGTTTTCATTAAAAACGGCACCAGTTTGTCTTCCTAAGAGATTTACACCTTGATTTTGTCCGGTTACTTGCTGTATGGCTTTAGATATAAAAGCAGTTTGAACTGCTTTTTGTCCTATTCCAGTTTGTGCAGCATTTGCAAGATTATTTAATTGCGTGACCGCTTCTGCAAGTCCTTGAATTGGGCTTCCTGCAACAGTCGCTTCTCCTACTCTTGCAAGTCCTGCTTCTAAAGGTCCAAAAGTACTCGCTTCCCAATTAGTGCTACTGACAGTTGGTGGAAGATTATCTGGAATTGGTAAAATAATCGTTCCTTCTATTGACTGTGGATTTATAGAGCTATAGGTATCGTCTGAACTTGGTAAATTAAAATTACCATCGGTGCCATAATTAATGTTAATCCCAGGTGCTTGATATTTTACACAAGTTATTTTCAAATAATCTTGATTATCAAGTAGCATTTTTAACGGATATCTTAGCGTATCTGCCATTTACGTTTTCTAATTATTTAGTTCTAATATTCCCAAAAGGCAATCTTCTTAGATCTTCAATTTCATTTTTATAAACTTCATACATTCCCCCTGCTACTTCGTCCCAAGTATATTGTCTAACCTCTCCCCAATGATAATTTAAACCTTTAAATCCCCACTTATAAACGTCTGTTACTGCTACAAGGGGATTTTGATCATATCTCATATTTGGAGTTTTGGCATTATAAACAAAAATATAAAACTTACCAGCGACTGGGGGGGATTTGGTTTCTGGGATAATATTCATCAATTCAATCATTAGATCATCGGCACTTTCTATTCCAATTAAATTCTTTACGAGATTGGAAATACGATTATAATCTTTACTTCTTTGTTGGAGTGTCTTTCTTGGCATTATTTGATACCGAGTTCGTTTTCTGTGATGACTTTAAACTCATATCCACGATCAGCGCACCATTCTCTTGCTGCCTCCCATTTTGATTGATTTTTGGCATATTCATAAACTTCACTAATATATTTTTTTGTCTGTCTTTGAGGTTTTGTTGGAGGAACTGTTTGTCTTTGTGGTTTAATTTCAATTAGATATTTTTTAATTGAACCAGTCGCTTCTTGAACTTTGATGTAAAAGTCAGGAAAATATCTATGTGCTTTGCCATCAATGGGTGATTTATACCAAACAAATACTTCTTCACTCCCCCATTCTAATATTCTTTCATTTGTATCACAATAGACCATAAATCTACGTTCCCAAAGTGATCTATAAATGATATTTGTTGGATCTCCTTTATACTTTTTTGGGTATGATGGTTTATATTTTCCTTTATAAGACATCTAAATACTTATACTATAAGACTCATATAAGGTATTTAGAGTGGCAGTAAGTCCCCGTAGAATATCGGATATCAAACCAATCTTAACAAATCTAGCGCAAACTTCTCATTATGAAGTTCAGTTTGGTTCGCTTCCAGATAAATTAAGCGGTTATCTTTTAAAAAAAGGTATTGATAGTAGTTTTATATACAATAATGCAGGACTTCTTTGTTATAGTGCATCTTTACCAACAACTAATTTAGCTTCAAATGAAATTTCAAACTTCATGGGCATTCGAGAAAAATTTGTCCATACGAGACAATATGATGATATAACACTCGAATTTTACGTTGATAAAAACTATAAAATGCTTTTGTTTTTAGAAACTTGGATGGAATATATTGCAAGTGGATCGTTTGTTCATGATGATCCAAGCAATACCCCAGTTATCAATCAAAATCAGGAAGGTTATTTTATCAGGATGCAATACCCTGATAATTACAAAGCAAATGCTGTTAAAATTGTCAAATTTGATCGAGATTATCAAAAAGAAATCT